TATTAGTATTTTTAGATTCTTCATGGGCATATATTAAAAATTAAATTAAATTAAATTAAATGGCAAATAAAATAACTAAAAAAGAGTTATCTGAAGTAAAAGAAATTTCTAATAGCTTTAATAATATACTTTATCAACTAGGTCACATGAAGCTAGTTGAAAACGAACTACTAATTAAAGCTGCTCAAGAAAGGTCAGTTGTAGAAAGTGTAAAAAAGAAACTTCAAGATAAGTATGGTAATATAGACGTTGATCTTAAAACAGGAGAGTACAGTGAAAATAATAAGGAAGATTAGTGTAGGTTCTGACTATAAAAATGATGCTATGCATTATTCTACTGGTCAAGAAGTATACGGTGGACATACTATTAGCGATATTCTTTTTGAAGACAATGATCAGTCTTATAATATATTCATTGAGAAAAACAATGAAATATTACCTTGGAAAAAGTTTAATCGTAATATGGCTATATCAGTTGAATACGATTTAAAATACTAGTGAAAAGTTTATATCAATTTATAATAAAACCTTTTAACGACAGGTATGATAATACAAAGAAGATCGATGATAAAACCCTCATTGTTAACACTAGTATTGAAGATCATAAGTTTGTTAGTAAGAAAGCTGTTGTCGTTTCTACACCTGCAGCTTTTAAAACTAAGGTAAAAACAGGTGATATAGTATACGTGCATCATAATATATTTAGAAGATATTACGATATAAAAGGTATTGAAAGAAACAGTGGAACATATTTTAAAGATGATCTTTACTTTTGTTCTCCTTTTCAAATATATATGTATAATGGCAATAGCCATTTAAATTATTGCTTTATTAAACCTATTTTAAATAAAGAGAAATTTAGCATTAATAAAGAGCAACCTAACGTTGGTATAGTTAAATATAGCAATAGTTCCTTAGAAGCTCTTAAAATAACACCTGGGACACTTGTTACGTTTACACCTAACTCTGAGTTTGAATTTATTGTAGAGGGTGAACGACTTTATTGTATGAAATCAAATGATATAGCTTTAATCCATGAATACAAAGGAGACGAGAAAGAATATAATCCGAGCTGGGCGTAAAGCTGTAGACGAGTTAATTAAAGTAGCAGAAGAGCGAATTATAACTAATGATTCAGATGACTTAGCAGCTGATAGATTAAAAAATGCTGCAGCTACTAAAAAGCTTTGCATTATGGATGCGTTTGAAATATTACAGCGTATAGAAGAAGAAGAGAACATTTTAAAAGGTTTAGAAAATAAAAGAGAAATTAAACCGTTTAAAGGTTTTGCAGAAGGGAGAAGTAAATGATTTACGAACAAACTCTTTGGAAAGAAATTAAAGACATTGTAAATCCTAAAATATTAGCTAAAAACAATAGGTTTAAAAAATGGGAGTATGGTTATAACTCTGATTATGATTTTATAGTAATAAGTAAAACAGGGCAAATTGGACAAATCATTGAAATACAAAATCTCAGGATTGCTTTACCAGCAGCAAATGAACCGTTTAAACGAAGCAAAAAACAAAAGGAACAACTTTGGGAAAGATTTGAATATCCAAAAGAATTACAAAGAATAAAGACTAGGTTTGACTGGGAAGAGCATTCTGTAACTTTTAAAGAAAAATGGTACGATTATATTGACAATGAATTTATTAGACGAGAAGAAGGATTTTGGTTTTATAATGATGGTACTCCTACTTACATTACTGGCACTCATTACATGTACTTGCAGTGGTCAAAAATTGACGTCGGAGCTCCAGACTACAGGGAGTCAAACAGGTTGTTCTTCATATTTTGGGAAGCGTGTAAAGCAGACAACAGGTGCTACGGAATGTGTTACCTTAAAAACAGACGATCTGGATTCTCTTTTATGTCAAGCGCGGAACTTGTCAACCAAGCTACAATATCTTCCGATGCTAGATTCGGTATACTTTCCAAGTCTGGAGCAGATGCCAAAAAAATGTTTACAGATAAAGTTGTCCCAATATCCGTTAATTATCCGTTTTTCTTCAAGCCAATTCAAGACGGTATGGATAGGCCAAAGACTGAGCTGGCATATAGGGTTCCAGCATCCAAACTTACTAGAAGAAAGCTGGAAAATAATGAGCAACTCACAGAACTAGAAGGACTTGACACAACTATTGACTGGAAAAATACAGGTGATAACTCTTATGATGGTGAAAAACTAAAACTATTAGCTCATGATGAAAGTGGTAAATGGGAGAGACCTGATAATATATTAAACAACTGGAGGGTTACAAAAACTACACTACGTCTTGGTTCTAGAATTGTAGGTAAATGTATGATGGGCTCAACTTCAAATGCTTTAGACAAAGGTGGAGACAATTTTAAACACTTATACTACAATTCAGACGTTACAAAGAGAAATAAAAACGGACAAACAACTTCTGGACTCTATAGCTTGTTCATACCTATGGAGTGGAACTACGAGGGATTCATCGATACTTATGGATCACCTGTCTTCGTTACTAGGGAAGATAGAGTCAAAGGAGCTGACGGTCACGAAATTACAACAGGAGTTATTGAACACTGGAAAAATGAAGTTGAAGGACTAAAGCATGATCAAGATAGTTTAAATGAATATTACAGACAGTTTCCAAGATCAGAAGCTCACGCGTTTAGAGATGAAAGTAAGCAAGCTCTTTTTAATATAACAAAAATATATCAACAAATAGATTATAACGAAGAGTTAAACAATATAGCAAATATAACTCAAGGTAATTTTACTTGGAATAGTGGGATAAAAGATACTACAGTAAGTTTTATACCAAGTAATAATGGTAGATTTTTTGTTAGTTGGGTACCTCCTCATAATTTACAAAATAAAGTAATAATTAAAAATGGAACAAAATATCCTGCTAACGAACACATTGGAGCTTTTGGCTGTGACAGTTACGACATTAGCGGTACTGTGGATGGTAAAGGTTCTAAAGGAGCTTTACATGGATTAACAAAGTTTTCTATGGAAGATGCTCCATTTAATCAGTTCTTTTTAGAATATATAGCTAGACCTCAAACAGCTGAGATATTCTTTGAAGACGTTTTAATGGCTTTACATTTTTACGGCATGCCTATACTTGCTGAAAATAATAAACCAAGATTATTATACTATTTAAAAAGAAGAGGCTATAGAGGTTTTAGCATGAATCGTCCTGATAAGTTAGCTAATAAATTATCTACTACTGAAAGAGAAATAGGTGGCATACCTAATTCCAGCGAAGATATTAAACAAGCACATGCTGCTGCTATAGAAACTTATATAAATGATAATGTAGGCAGAATAAAAGAAGGTTATGGTTCGATGTATTTTCAAAGAACTTTAGAAGACTGGGCTAAATTTAATATTAATAACAGAACTAAATACGATGCTACTATAAGTTCTGGTTTAGCTATAATGGCTTGTAATAAAAACAAATATAGACCTGCACCACAAAATACTATTAAATCTTTTAATCTAGGTTTTAAAAGATATAACAATGATGGCAATATTTCTAAAATAATAAAATAAATAAATGCAAATTTCTTACACAAGTAATAGTTCTTTTCCAGATCAGGTTGTACCAGCTGCAGAAAAAGCTACTTTAGAGTATGGGCTTGCCGTGGGCAGAGCTATAGAGAGTGAATGGTTTAAAAATTATAGAGGTGGAGTAAACGCTCCTGGTTATGCTGTTAACTTTAATGAGTTTCATAATTTAAGATTATATGCTAGAGGTGAACAACCAGTACAAAAATACAAAGATGAGCTAGCTATAAACGGTGACTTAAGCTACTTAAATCTAGACTGGAAGCCAGTTCCTGTTATTGCTAAATTTGTAGATATTGTTGTTAATGGTATATCTGGTAGAAATTACGAGATAAATGCTTTTGCTCAAGATCCTGTTTGTTCAAGACAAAGAACAGATTATGCTACTGGTTTAATGACAGATATTGTAGCTAAAGATTATTTAACTGAAGCTAAACAAATATTAGGTGTAAACGCTTTTAACGCTGAAAATCCTGATGCAGCACCACAAGATAAAGAAGAATTAGCTATACATTTACAAATGGATTTTAAACAATCTGTTGAGGTTGCAGAAGAAGAAGCTATAAATTATATATTAGAAAATAATAAATATGATTTAACTAGAAGAAGATTAGCTTATGATTTAACTGTATTAGGTATTGCCGCTGTAAAAACTAGATTTAATGAAGCTGAAGGTGTTACTGTAGATTATGTAGATCCAGCAGCTATGGTTTATTCTTATACAGATGATCCCAACTTTGAAAACTTATATTACGTAGGAGAGGTTAAATCTGTTTCTATACCAGATATTAAAAAACAGTTTCCACAATTAACTGATGAGGAGTTAGAAACAATACAAAAATATCCAGGTAATCCAGAATATTTAAGAAACTGGAACGGCAGGTATGATGATCTAACAGTACAGGTTATATATTTTGAATACAAAACTTATCATGATCAAGTGTTTAAAATCAAGAAGAACGCTTTTGGATTAGAAAAAGTATTAGAAAAGCCTGACACTTTTAATCCACCTGAAACTGAAAACTTTGAAGTAATTACTAGATCAATAGAAGTATTATACAGTGGAGCAAAAATACTAGGACATCCTATGATGTTAGAGTGGAAGCTAGCTACAAATATGACTAGACCTACTGGTGACACTGTTAAAGTTAATATGAATTACAACATATGTGCACCAAGGTTATACAAAGGTAGAATTAATTCATTAGTAAAAAGAATAACAGGCTTTGCTGATATGATTCAACTTACACATCTTAAAATACAACAAGTTCTTGCTAGAACAGTTCCTGATGGTGTATTTTTAGATATGGATGGGCTAGCTGAAGTTGATTTAGGTAATGGTACAAAGTATAATCCAGCTGAGGCATTAAATATGTACTTCCAAACTGGTAGTATTGTAGGTAGAAGTTTAACTCAAGAAGGTGATCCTAATAGAGGTAAAGTACCTATACAAGAGTTACAAACTGGAAGTGGTGGCGGAAAAATAGGAACTTTAATACAGACTTATCAGTATTATTTACAAATGATAAGAGATGTAACAGGGTTAAACGAAGCTAGAGATGGAAGTACGCCAGATAAAAACTCATTAGTAGGTTTACAAAAACTAGCTGCAGCTAATAGTAATACAGCTACTAGACACATATTACAAGCTCAATTATTTTTAACATTAAGAACTTGTGAAAATATATCATTAAGAGTTGCTGATGCACTACAATATCCATTAACTAGACAAGCTTTAGAAAATAGTATATCAGAGTATAATGTAGGTACTTTAGATCAATTATCTAAAATAAATATACATGACTTCGGT